TTACTTTACAAGAATTACTACCATTCAATAAGGATTTTGAAACGGTGAACTGCCCGCCGGCTTGTGCATTTACAAAGTTAACTCTATCAGGGCCTAAATAACTGCTATATGAAGTCAGAGCATTTGAGTCGCTGCTTGCTGAACCGATATCCCCTCTTTGCCAAATTTGAAATCCTCCGTTTATAATTTTGTTTTTTCTCGGTATTGTAGTAAATTCATAACCACTACCGTCTGATTTTACTACAAGAATTTTACCGATATCACTGGTAGTTATAGTTGGTAGGTTAATATTTGCCGCAGATGAAGCAGCTGCATTAGCAGATGCTTCAGCATCGTCTGCATCTTCTGCCGCAGATTCAGCAGCAACTTTACATTCTTGTAGATAATCCTCTGGTATTTCGGAACCAGGAGATACCTTAACTGTCCTATCCATCTGTTCTTGTAATTGTTGAGATATCCAAGTTAATTTATCCAAAGCGGCTTCATGAGTTTTCGCAGGAAAAGCCCCGTAGACAGGATAAGCCGTTAATTGATCTAAAGGTACTTCTCTTATAAGTACCAATTTTTCTATATCTGCTGATGGTGCAGTATCAAAAGTTACTTCACCACCATTAACAGAACCTATACCTGATATAGTATAAGTTTCTGTGTATTCTTCTCCATCAGCGTATATTTTCAAATGATCAGCATTATTGACTTGAAAAGGAAAAGTAAACGTTTTTACGATTCCGTCTGGATTATGTATTATGTTATTCGTTGTAACTGTTACGGTCATATCAGCCCTCCTGTATCTTCGGCTACCATAAATTAAGGTGTTCCATGTGGAACGCCTTCCCAAAGTATATCTTGTCCTTCTTTCTTAAGCATCTGTCTTAATCTGTTCTTTCTGCTATAATAATCATTATCCATCATTCTGTAAGCCTGATCCAGCATAACTCTACCTATTGCAGTTGATAAGGGAGTTATAGTAGTTAAGCTATCCAGCATCATAGTAGCAACTTTTTTCTTACTTTTCTTTTTCTCCCCTTTAGCAAGAGACTGTCCAAGAGTAAATAATTTAGTAGATACTTTTTGAGCGTCCCCTATTGCTGGGCCAACTAATTTTCCCGGTATACCACCGTATTTGCGGGGGTCTTCCATGAAAAAGTCCGCCGGTATACCTCCTGCTCCACCCTGTAAAAATCCTTCTAATAAATTCTTCTTATTAAATTCCCGTGGTGTACGATTTTTGGCGATATCCTTTAACTGTAGAACAAAGAAGCCCATTAAAGACGTACTTGCGATTAAACTGGTTGTATATAACATACGAGTAGGTACAGGTACAGCTTTATCCAACATCATTCCTTTTGTAGAAAGATATGTTGATACTCCAAAAGTCTTGAATTGGGAAAACATCTTCGCTAATTCATGTGCCAGAGTATTTGATGGTACTCCAAGAGTAGAGTAAGCACGAACTCTTACCCCCGGTTCAGGTACTCCTAAAGATACTTCTTCCCGTATCATACCGGATATCTTGGCACCTAATTCTTTGGGCATATTCACATGTACGGAATCTAAGAAATCAACTCCTTTTATGGTAGTTATACATTTTTTAAAGAGTTTAAATTCTTCAGGAGTTATGTTATACTGCTTAAGCATATTTAATAACCCTTTGGGTACTTCTTCAAAGGGTACACGAGCGGCATCTGCTAACGCAGAAGAAAATTCCAAAGTTAAAGCTGTTTTTGATGCATTAGTTAAATGGTTAATACCATAAGCCCTTACCGCAAAATCAGTTATTTTCTCTAATGACCCATATCCTTCTATTTCCGCATATCGGTATGCAGCATGCATTTTACTGTCTGCATATTCAGATATAAGTCCTAATTTAGCGGCTGTCTTGAAATCTTTTTCAGTGAATATGTTTTTAATATATCTGGCAAAAACTTTTTCCGGTTTTAAATTCCTGTATTGTGCACGTATAGCGGAGTATATAGGATCTGTTAATGTACTAATACCAGCTAATTTAAGTTTAGTAACAGTTTCAAAAGCCCTAATCCCCCTTAGTACATGTGATAATTTATCAGGAATAGCCGGATTTCTGGGAAACATACGATCAAAAGCAGATACCGCAAAATGAGCAGCTCTTCTGTTTCCTGTTTGTAACTGAATAACTTTAGCTACATCATCTATTGTTCGCCAAGGATTTGTACCCAGCTTATGCATAACCCCGATATTAAAAGACATATGATCTATATAACTTTTAATAGCATCTATAGGATCAGCTTCATAACCATACTTCTTCATATATTGAAGCCATGCATCGCCGTTACGGGGTTGTAAATATCTGAATTTCTGATGTGTATTTCCTAAAGCTCTTTTACCTTTGTAATCTTTTAAAGATTCTAAAGATAAATCCTGTTCTCCTCTTATTACTTGTTCAGAAGTTATGTTATCGTAAATCTTATTTAATAAATCAAGAGTACCAATTTCTTTCGAATCCGCTGGAATACGAATATCAAACCATCTGGTAACATCTTTTATCCATTCATCTCTTCCTTGCTTTAAAAGTTTTGGAGCATAATGGGTAATAGGTAAACCGAAGTCCTCTTTATGTTTTATCCACCCACCAGCAGCATTAAAATCCTCTCTTAATTCTTTGGTAAGCTGGTGAATAGCATCTACAATAGATTGAGTAGCCTTAGATAACTTGGCATCAGAATCCTTGAAAACACCTTTTATTATATTACGCAGTATTTCCGGATTCCCGCCTCGCTTAAGCCCCAGTCTTATGGGTTTATATTCTTCAAATAGTCTGTATAATCTCGCTCGATAAACTTCCCTTAACCCTTCTACATATCGTTCAACTGGTATTATATCCGCATCAGAATGAATATACCCACCTGCTATATAATCCATAAAAGCATCTTCAAAAGATATTCCTTCTTTATGCCTTTTATTAAGGTAATCAATGATGGTCTTTCTTATATTTGCGTTTATCGTTTCTTGATACTTACGATGTTCATAAGTAGAATGAATATCCTCCATAGTAGCATTCCATTGGAAGTCATCACCTTTATCAGCAGCATCTTTTAATCGGGCATACTCTTCTTCTGATATCATACCCTTTAAACTTTTTAAACATTTATCTTTCATTAAAAACACTCCTCTATAATTGAGAGGGTTTCTTCTATTTGCTTAACATCTTTTACAGCATTATCCAGTAATTGACTACTATAATCAGAGGGGGTTCCATGTGGAACACCTTCTTTTTCACCTGCCCATTTGTTAAATCGCTCTTCCTCCCGTTTAAACATCTCCGGATCAAAAGGTTTTTCAGTATTAGTGTAAACCTTGTTCACCGCTCGGTCGATATCCTCGTTAGCTTTAAGTGCTTCTCCTAAAGGTTTCTTCGGATCTTCACTTTCTAACACCGTCATTAAAGGCTTAATGGCGTTTGCATTTTCCGGAGAGTCCTTTGCTACTTTTCGAAAGAAATTCAGTCCGTCTCCTACAGTAAGATCAGATGGAGAAAGTACGTTTTTCAGGTACTTTCCTGCTCCTGATATAACACCCGCAGTTAAGCCGGTAAATACTACATCTTTAATTGCGTCTGTAGCATCATAATCTGCTCCAATACGATGCTTCCACTGTATTTTGAAAGGTTGAGCAACTGCGGAGATAGTCGATTCAACAACAGCAGCATTCACGAAAGCCTGTGCAACTGTGGCAGCTGTACCATATCCAGTAAAAGCTGAAACAGCGTATAAAGGGTCAAGAGTATAAGCATGAGCAGTACCTGCCATTGCTCCTATCTTGCCTAAAAAGTTAGAGTGAGCGAACACATCTTCTGAATAGTTACGATATATTTTATACTCTTCTTTCAGTGCTTTCTCATAGTCTTCTTTAGAAGGTAAATCAGTCAGTCCGAGTTCATTTCGGGCATAGTATACAAGACCATCTGTATCACCATCATAATAATTAAGTATCTCATCAGATACCAGTCCCTGTTTATGGTAGTCTAATATCTTCTTTGTACGTTCGGACTCAACGATAGAAGGTATAAATCTGGAGACGATAGGAAGATCTTCAGTAATGGTTAAACCTAAAGCAGCGACATAGTTTTCCCCAAAACCAGTTTTATTATATAATTGATCTTCTGTTACTGTGCCATAATGATCTTCTTCATAAGGTCTAAACTGCATAATTTACCCCAGTGAATAGAGGCGTTCCATATGGAACACCTGTAATTAATCTAATATCTCCAAGAATTCTTGCGTCAACCTGTAATAAGGAGATAATTCATCTCTTTTCCGTGCTTTTATATATTGTTTTGCTGCCTGTGCTTTTATTTTCTGTTTCTTTATCCATTTTTCTCTTAAATACTTTTTTAATGTATCAGGATCATAAGTAAATATGTAATCAAGTCCTTGAGTAGTCTTAAGTCTGCCTATACTACCATCAGGAAGAGTGGTTTGAAGGTAGTATCTACCTCGTCCAGCCCCAATTAATTTTACTCTTCCTGTAACTACTGCTTGTCCCAATCTTTTCCCGGAAAAACCAACTATTTGTTTAGCTTCATCTTGCCAGAATTTATTGGGTAAATCTATCATATGCATTACAAAATCATGTTTAGTTGTATCTGGAGTAGGAGGAAGTACGTAACTACCATTATAATCAATAGGTTTCCCCACTAACTGAATAAAAGCCTTATCTATATCATGATGTACGGCATACAAATCAAGTAATGCCTCTTTCATTGCTTTACTGTAAGTTGCGTTTCCCCCAAACATAGTCGGGAAGTATGTATTTATTTTATCATAATAAGCACTTATATTATCTTTGTCTTTTAAGAATTTCTGTATCTGGGGGTCTTCTTTCCGTAATTTAGCACCTTTGAGGATATCTCTTGCAGTTATCTCAAATTGTGCTTGCTGTTTAAACTTTGTTCCCTGAGCGTATATTTGCCCGGCTATATAGCCAGATAAATCTCCGTGCTGTTTATACATTTGTTCGTAAAAAGGAGGAGCATATTCTCCTAATGCCTCATTAATAGCCCTATAAATTGGTAGTTTATCAGGGGCATTATCAAGCATATCTTTGAACATAGCTTCTTCGTTTCCGACAAACATTCCATTAAAGACATTAAACTGCCCATACACTTTCTTAACGTCTTCAAGTCGTTGTTTTAACCCTTGAGCCAATGTTCCTGGAGTATGGAAATCTATAGGCACGGCATGTATGAAACCGATTTTATCCGCATAAGCTATTGCATTAGTAGATAACTCCTTAACAGCTTGTTTATGCGCTTCCTGAAGTTTATCCAATAAAAAATTAAAATCTCCTTTTGCATTTTCTGGTTTCGTTTGTTCCAGTTCTTTAAGTATATTTTGTTGAGTAGCCAAATTCTCGAATTTAAAATTATTCACATTAGAATGGTAACGTATAGCAAGGGATAAACTTTCTGCCTCAACCGGATTACTTGATTTTATAGCTTCAGCTATTTTAGTAGCCTCAGCTATATTTACCGGATCATTGTCCCATAGGGCTTTCTGTAAACGCTCAGCTTTTACTACCCTTAATTTATTTTGTGTTCTAAGCACTGAATCAACGGCTCTCTTTTCAGCAGCTATTTTTCCTCGTAAAGCCCTTATATATTGGGTCTGAGTTCTTTCGGGGATATGAGAAGTTAAAGCCGGATCATTCTTGAGCATACGATCAAGAACAGATTCCATGGTGTCTTTATCTTGTTGCTGAAGAACCTCATTAAGAAAGTTATCTTGCTGTTCCGCCGTTATCTTATCTATAGCTTCTTGTTTAGCTTTATCAGGTATATTGGCGGTCTTTACTATATATTTAGCCAGTCCATAATTTTTTTCTTTCAAGGCTTTCTCAGACTTCGATAAAGTCTGTGAAAGGTCGTATCTTTTCTGCTGTTTAACGGCATTTAATTTATCATCAGCGTAATCTGAGTAAACTGCCATAGTTTGCTGTTGGATAAAACGTTCCCGTAAATCCTTATCTGTGATAGTCTCAGCTAATCTGTTTATGTTTTTTAAACGGTGTTCTTTTCTCCATTCAGGCAGCACTTTATAAGAAGGTATCCTTGGTTCTTTTTCATTTTCTGTCAGCTTAAGAAATAAAGGATCATCTACTTCTGTACGAGCATAATCATCAGCTGTCCAAGTGGTTATAAAATCCACATCATCTTCATGAGCTTGAATTACTGCTTGCCTGTATAATCGATCATTTTCTCTTTTATTATATAAATCAATCCCTTTTTGGATAGCAGAAGATATACGACCATAAACAGCAGCTCTTTGTTCTCCTGCTTGTAAAACAGTATAAGGATTCACAGAAACTTTCTGTGGAGCTTGTCCTTTTTGAATTGTAGGTAAACGTAATGTCATATTATATCTCCTAAGCTACCATAATCAGAAGGGGTTCCATATGGAACACCTATTTAAGTAACTTTATCCCTGTAGACGCCATTGAAGAAATAGATCCAAACACATTTGACATAGCTTGACTGTATGCTAAATCGCCTTCCATCTGGGTAGCCTGTACTTTTGTCTGTCCGACTTGTTTAAGCCAATCTAACTCTTCTTGGTTCGATTGTTCCAGTGCTCCTAAATAAACATCAACAGATGCTCCTGTCAAACCAGAGGCTGCCGCACGAGCACGAGCAAGAGATTCTTTTCTCATCTGTTCTTCCGCCATTCTTTTTTCGTTCTCTGCATTTGAGGCTGCTTGAGCTGCTGTTGCATGAGCAGCCGCTTTTTTCGTGGCTTTAGCGGTTTTATAAGACTGAATAAATCCCGCAGTTTCTCCTAAAAGCAATGCGCCCACTAAAATAGTAGTAGGTTCCGGCATATCTATACCTCCTTCCAATATTTGGTAGTATCTTTACTATACCCTATCATATCATCTAAATCAGAATATACTTGTTTCATAGTATACTCTTTAGAAAAACCGAGAAATTGTGCCCATCGGTGATTTTGATCTTCTTTATTCCTTACTGTCATATATACTTTACGTATTTTGTGATACGCACAGAAAATCTTTAATGCGGCTTTTAATTCCTTCACGAATTTTAATTGGTATTTACGAATACGAGGAGTTGTTATTAACCCTACCATCGCTATATTTGGTAGTATCTCCCATACACTCATAATAGCTATTACCTTTTTTCCTTCTAATATAGACATAGAAGTTGCTTTAGCTGCTATAGGAATTACACTGTATTTCAAAATATAATCAAGGTCAATATATTCCTCTACATCATCGAGATCTGATATTTCAAATTTTCTGACACTTATTTTCGCTCTCATATAAAATAATTCCGATAATCTTTTATGGTGTTCCATAGGGAACACCTCTGGTTTATTCATACCCTCGTTGAGAAACTTCTCCGAATATACCCAGTATTTCCGTAAAAAGAGGTAAGTCTTGTTCTATTAAAATACGCCCTTCCCTGTCCCAACCTAAATTAGATACCTTTACATTTTCTGTTTTAGCTGATTCCATCGTATCCATAGGAGTAGAGGTACTACGAGCAGGAGGTCTAATACCATTTATTTTAGGTTTAAAAGAAGAATAGATACGCACAAATAAACGTATCCACCTTTTCTTTAAAGTACGTATAGTTCCTATAGTGGAAATATCTCCTGCTAAAGGTAATGTAATTAATCGAGATAATATGGGAAGTCCGATAACACATATCAATCCTTTCTCCGGTAAAGTAAATTCCCCTGTATTTGCATCAGGAATTACACTACCTTGTATTTTCCCATCTAATATAACTTGACACTCTTGTCCTTTTAAAGTTGGAGCAGTAAAAGTATCAGTATTTCCTGAAGTATTGAAAAGTATTAAATAACTATCCAATTTTACATTACCTTTCTGGAAATTTATTCTTTCTATATACAGCTTTGAATTAATATCCCTGTCAATTAGTCCCCATAATTCTGAAGACCCATCACGTTCAATCGAAATTACATCTTTAAAAACACAAGTAGAATTACTTTGTTTTCTAAAGAAACCTACGACCTCTGATTCAGAATCATATAGAGCTCCTATAAGATGACCTTCTTCAGTTGTGCAAAATATAAGGTTATCTGGATTTTTTACTGATACTATCCGTTTTAATTTTTGTTGCCTGGTCAGATGATCGGCACCGAATAATATATTTGTGGGTTTCCAATTATCTGACATCCAATCATATCTACTTTTATAGATTCTCCTTCTGTCTGCGGATATAAAAAATAGCTCGTTATTTATTACAATAGGCTGATGCGGACACGAACCTATTGTTGATTGTATTTTAACTTGTATATCTCCAGGAATGATTACTCCACCTTCACTGGATATTTTAGCTTCTGCTGTGTCTGTCCCAACTAAGAAATCTTTTGTACCCTGCATCCACATGATTTTTCCCGCTTTGGGGATAGAAAAAGATATAGCATCATCTGCTAAAGATCCTATAGTAAAATTATCGTAATTACGTACATCAGAAGCTTTCGCTACGGATTTAGACCCCCATATTTGAGAAGGCTGCAAACCCGTTCCCCCGTAATACAAACGCCCTCCATAGAAAGTAATAGCTCCTGGGTAATTATTAGATCCCCATTCATCAGGGGGGGAGACAATTTGTGCTGGGGACAATGAAAAAGAATCACTGGATCTATCGTATTTCAGTATTTGAGGAAAAACATAAGAAGAAACAATATACATAGAGACTTCTTGAGAAGGGAAAGCTACTTGAATACTGTCCAACTTTAGATGAGTATCCCATTTATCGTGAAGTATCTCCTGCACCATTTGATCGTTAGTTCCGACAATGCATATACGTGTAGTCGTTATTAATATAGTACGTTCTAAACAATCATCTATACGAAAAGAAAACAATCTTCCATAATCTTCTGATATAGAGTTTAGGTATTCAAAACCAGGAAGAGTTTCTGTAGAACCTTGTAAATGAGGAAAAAAATTCTCCATTATCTCCACTCCATAAGCTCTGCTTTTTAAATCTTCTCGCATTTCCATACGAGGAGATAACTCTCCTGAAGTAAATCCGTGTTGTATATAATTGTACCTCATTATTGAATTATCCCTGTACGTCTGCTGGTAAGTATTTTTCCCGTTTTAAAGGGAGCTACTCGACTTTGACTACCATCAATACCCCCACCTTTTTCCAAATATCGTAAAGTTAGGGCTTCCATAGTTTCCTGGGTCTTCCGACTTTCCGTAAGAGGTAAAGCCATTAAACTCGCCAACTTATAAGCTAAAGCAAATATAGCGTTAGCAGAAAATACATTTATATTTTTCTCATCACAAGTATATCTGATGTATAAATTTTCTGCGTTTGCATATAACTGGGTATTCTGTTTCAGATAGGGAAGAGTGTTACTCATATTAGAAGATAGAGAAACTGATCTTACAACTAAGCAATCTGAGGGTAATTGAAATGCACGAGAATACTTAAATGCAGGGGTATCTGCTAAAGCAGATAAAACTACCATATCGGAAGCGAAAGTCCAATCCGCTTCCTCCAGGCAGTATCTACGACTTATTTCGAAATTAACCCTACATAATTCGGCTTCTTCGGATTCATCTACTCTGTAATTAGTAACCAGGTTAGCTCCTAAAAAACCTAAAGCCATGTTGCATATTCTCGTCTCGTCCATTTTAATAACTCCCAGATTAATTGATTTTAGGTGTTCCATGTGGAACACCTAAATTCTGCTATTCCTCGTCCTCGTCCTCGTCCTCGTCCTCGTCCTCGTCCGGTACTTCCACAAGGGGAGACTGGATAACCCCTGCTTCAAGAAGAGCTTCCTGGGTAAACTGGGCAAGAACTTTAGGGTGAACATCAAATTCTTTAGCAAGAGCGGCTACGGATTCCCCCATCGCCATTCTCTTAGCCACCTGAATCTGGTCTTTCTTGTTCAAACCGTATTTCATAAGATTACCTCCGTATTTCGAGGTGTTCCATATGGAACACCTCAGATCATGTTAAAGATTAAACGGAATCCAGAGCTTTTACATGAACGATGTGTTCGTCATTTTTGCGAACTGCTCCAGCTGTGTACTGAGCAAAAATCTGAATCATGTAAGATTTATCAGGGTTTTCACCAATACGAGTGAAAACGTCCTGATTAATGGCCAGACCTATAGCTTCTTTGGTGTACGCCAGGCATGAAATCTGTCCAGTTGCAGGTGAGAGTAGGCGAGTAGACATGATCCAGTCGAACCCCATCCAATTCGGAACAATTCCTGTATTATACAGGCGTTGAAGAGCCTGAGCCTGTACATAATCAGCTGAAGTCTGCTGAGTCAACTGCATAAGTTTTCGTACCTGAGTAGGTCCGATTACGAAAACTTTGGGTACATCAAGATCGATATCATTAGCCATGAATTTTTCCTGAACCGCAGTAACCATATCAAAACTGATAGCAGAAGCTCCATCTCCTACTACCTGAGAAGAAGGAAAAGTTACTGAATTGCCATCTCCATCAAGAGCATCTCCTGTTGCAGCAGCTATAATAAGATCGTCCCATGATCTGTTCATAGCCATAGCCTGATTTTTGGCGTATTCAGAAGTAGGATCAACGATCATCTGGACTTTATCTTCCTGTTCCACTGTCATAATGTGAATGAAAGTCTTGGGAATAGAAACTCTCCGGCTCCATGTATCATCGACATAGAAATTAGAGCTGTCCACTCGTCTCCCAGATTTCTGAATAGCAGAGGTTGCAGCCAATCTGTCCCAGTTATATGCTTCTCCCCCTGCACTTTCCACGGTAACAGTTCCGCGAAGTTTGGTTTCCCCCTGCTGAGCCAAGTGGGTAACCAGATTTTTATACTCCTCAATAAACGCATTATCGATAGTGATTGCCATTTGTTACTCCTTTTGTTAAAATTAGACTACCATAAAATCATTTCCATCAGCTACCCACATACAAATGGACTGACCTTATATCGAGACTTATATTAGGTGTTCCACATGGAACACCTAATATAAGCTACCTCTAAAACGATGATCCAGGTGCTGCCTCCTTACCTGTTTTAGGCATAGATAAGATAGTTAATTCCCTCATCAACTTTCTTGCTGCTTCATGCCCTGGATCTTCTTTCTTCCAATACGGGTGTTCTTTATTATTCAATATTTCGGAAATCTTTAACTTAGCTTCTGTCGGTGTCAAGACTCCTTCATTCGATTTATCCTGTAAAAATTCTGATTTAGACCCCATTGTTTTGGTAGCTAAGTTATGGAGCCAAGCTACTGTTTCTGCGGGAAGAAGTTTCTGCTCAAGAGCTTTTTTAATTGAATCAGGAGCATCGGCTTTCTTTAAAAAGTTATCCACAATCTGAAAATTCTGCTCAGTTGCAGCTCCCCATTCCTTTTCAACTTTTTGTCTTTCCTCTTCCAAGAACTTCTTCTGCTGTTCTGCTACCTGCAGATTCTGTTTAGTTATAGCCTCCACGATTTCTTTATACTGCTTTTTCGTAAGACCTGTTTTATGAGCCACTTCTCTGAACATCTCTGCTTGAGACATATCCAGATTTTTGATTGGCTCGCCATCTAAGCCTTTTATCTCCGGTATCTCATATTCATCGGGTTTCTCAGGCATACCTAAACGCCGGTATAGTTCCTTCACAGATTCTTCGTTTTCCGGATCTGGAGCTGGCATTAATGTAGGAACTTTCTCCCGTAACTTACTATGAAAAGCTTTCCAGTCTTCCTTCCCTGCTTCTTCACTTGGAATACGGATAGACTGTCCGATATATGAACGGGCATCTTTGACCCACTTATAAAAGTCATCGGGAGTCTTGGCATTCTGTACTTCTTCCCATGTACGTATATCCTCTGGTAAAGTTTCTTTCCAATCATTACTGCCATTGTCAGTACCGTCACTCATCGTCTCTCTCCTTCACTGTTATAACCCAGTCTTTCTGGACATTAATTAAAAATTTAACCATATCCCGATGTCCTTCATTAAATGCTGTTAAAGAAGAATTATCAGGATCAAAACTTATTTTATCATAAAAAAGTTCTTTCAGAATATCAAGTAACTCTAATCCATCTGGAGTACACAGTATGGATTTAAGTTTATTAAGTCTAACTACTGGTATATTATCAATCATCTTCTCTCCGTAAGGTGTTCCCTGTGGAACGCCTATTCCTCACCTTTTAATTCTTTTATGCCCTTACCCATTTGCTGAGCTGCTTGTCCCGCCATAGCCTTTCTTTCTATGTCTGCTCTTAATGCAGCTTCTTTTGCTCTTTGCTGTCTAACACTTTCCACTTCTTCTTTAGAATGCATTAAGTTTTCAGGGATACCTTCTTGTTCTCCTAAATATCTTGCTATTGCATCAGTATCCGGAATATCAGTCATACTTGGATAAACTGCTGTTAATTGCCCCATAACACTCAACCAACGTTCTACTGAAGCAGCTTTCTCATAACGCTGAGCTTTTGCCATAGCTCCTTCATACCTGACCTTAAGCCCAGTACCGCTGTTCTTTATTATATCCGGTAATTCAGGAAATTTTTTATACCGGTAATTTATCATGAAATGACGAGTGACCAAAGGCTCTAATAAATCTCTTCGTATCCTACCCAGAGTAGGACCAATTAAACGTTGCATCATTTGTATGCGAGCATTTACTTCAGTTGCTGTCATAGCAGGAGATTCTTTTAACTGAAGCTCATCTACATAGTAGGTGCTATTTATAGCCTCTATTAAATCCCTTTTCTCTAAAGCTGATACATCAAAACGAGCGGAAGATTCAAAGGCTTTTATGGATTTCTCAATATCAGAAACCACTAAAACACCGCCAGAGGATAAGTCTATATCTCCAAAAACTCCTCTTTTGGTGGTAAGGATAGTCGGGTCAACTACTTTCTCATTAGCGGTTAAAATGAGTTTTACTAACTGATTTAAAGTTAAAACGTCCCATATAGCTACCATGGAAGGAGAATGCCCCCACTCAGACCCAGCTGTTTTTCCCCATAAAGCTATGAATACCGGTTGTTCATGAAAACCTATTTTTTCTCCAAGAACTTCCTTAGTCTTAGTAAAAATATATCTTCCCTGAAATAACCGATTTTCAACCGCATTTATTACAAAAGGATCATAATCTTTATCTACTTCCTGTTTATAAATACAGAATATAATCTCATACTTTTTACTGGTGTTATTGAGTTCTATATCTTTTTTAACTTCTTCGGGTGCTTGATCTCCAAATTTCTCTACAATTTCTGTGGCTGTCCACTTCATCTTACGATAAAAATTAATCAAATAACCAGATGAATCAGTTTCAAAAAAGCATTCATTAATAGGTATAGTCTTGTAATCTATACGATCTAATGATCCATCGATATCCTCAATAGGCGCATTCATCATACACTCAGCGCCAAAAGAAGTGAGACTGAGATAGCCTTCATTTACCTCTATATCGAAATTAGAGTTCTGGAGAGAAGTAAAATTGACCACATTCATCTCATCTTCCCATTGACGAGCTATTGAATTTTTACGTAAATCGGGATTATCTAATTCCAATGAAAACCATTCAATCATTGGATTAGTAAGCGCTCCATGTAAATGAGCCGCTAACTTATAATTAGCTTTTATAGCAGTAGCATCATATAAATCACGTAGAGTCCAGTCCACTTCATCACCAAACATCTTAATACGAAAAGGAGTTATAAACCTTTCTATAAGAGCCCAAATTTGCTCTATATTATGACGGTCTTGCTCTAACCTCTGTAATCTTGATATTATATCATGCGGACTGAGATCCATAATTTCACCTATATATCTATTGTCATTGGGTCAATAGAATCAATCTGAAAATGTATATGATTTGTCATTTTACTACCATAAAGGAGTTGCAAATCTTGGGCTACCCCGATTTTATCACCCTGCTTGACTTCTTTACCGATTATAGAAGTCAAGGGTTTAAAATAGAACATTTTACCTGTCATCGTTTTAGTTCTCCATGCAATGCCTTCATATTCAGGGTGCTTCGCATACGGTCTGGCGACGCGTTCGACTACCATATTAAAGGGGGCAAACACGTCCTGTCCGGCTTTCGCAATAAAATCCACGCCTTTATGTATACGAGTACCGCCATCACGTGAACTACCATAATGGCCATCTCCCATCGCATCTACCCTTATTCCGTTTTTAGTGGGACTAAACATAACAATAATTACCTCCTGTCATATTTCTGTGCACCTTGGGCGTAGGCAAGGCGTTCCACATGGAACGCCTTGCAGAGGGAGAATAAACATTTGAGCGTAATGCTCGACGAACCCTGGGAGGTGCGTATTCACTTACTTCGTCCATGATCTCCGGCAAAGATAAGGCGAAATACCTGAAAGCGTCTGCACCATGATTAGCCCAAGACTTTGCCGGAGTATCACTATAAGTTTCAGCTGTCGCATTCCAACTCTTATGGTAGTGTTCAAGCGCTTTTAACCCCAGATCGGTCTTCTTCTTATCAAACCAAACACGGGGCAATACTTCTCTTGTGGCTTCAATACCTTCCATAAGCGGAATGTTATCTACTATATTAAATTCTATGCCATGTTCTGCCGCAGTATTCCAGCGACTTATCTTCGTGGTCATCTCCTCTACTTTAATATCATGAGGAGCGAAATGACCACCATAAACATAAGGGCGCTCCAGCACGTGTTTTATATGCGAAATGAGAGACCGTTCTTTAACCTCATAATAATCAATGGCTCTTATCTCCCGCCGATGAATCTGTATGAACCAGATAGCACAAGCATCACGTTTACCCAGATCCCAGAAAGTATAGACCGGTAAGCCTGGTTCATAGGGTACATTAGTAATGTGATCGGAGGCACGGAGCATCTCAATTTCATTAGCATAGTAAGTACCCACATTACCGGTTAAGAAGTTCGTGTAAAACTCCTGCTGTATGAGGGCTTCCGGCATACCGGATTGGTGCTCCTGTTCAATAGCTTCTAAGGACGGGTAACCGGTATCATCACGGGTAAGATGTTGTAAAAACCACTGAGAGTCTGGTCTTATACAGTATGTATAAAGTTCGTACATTTCATTGGCCGTGCCACGGGGCGTCCCGTTAAAAATAGCCCAGCCGCCATTGTTCGTGAGGATCGGACGGAGGTAATCCCAAACCCCCCGCTTATGGAGAGAGAACTCAGTGAAAACAATGCCGACTGGGTTAGTTCCTACGATTGAATCAATCTTGTCTGACCCAACCAATTTTATTTGACTACCATTTGGCAGCTTTTGACGCATATCGAGCTTGGTACGACCTCTGTGATATAGTCCCTCCAGTAATTCGGGAGGTATATAATCCAAAAAGCGGCGACCTTTGTCATCTGCACCTTCCCAGATGATCTGGCGGGCTTGATTATAGTAAGGGGCTATGTAATAGTAGATGCCAACCCGTTGAAGTGCTTTAGCTATCATAAGATTCCAGCAGAATAAGTCCTTACCATTACGCCGTGGCCATACAAGCATGCCTCTCTTAAAAGAGGGCTGCACCATAACCCGCCAAGGTAACTCTTGGTAGGGTCGTAAGGTCATGTTGTAAGGTAAGTTAATTCGCATCGTCTTCAGCTCCTGCCGCTTTTGCTACCATAAGAGGGTGGGGTGGTTCGTCCTTCCGCTACCATAAGAAGGTGGTTGGACGGGTGATTAAGGTGTTCCACATGGAACACCTCTCGTTAATTCGCCTAACCCATTTGCCATGCCCGCACTTGAACTTATCTCCACGGCATTTGTGATGCCGCCGTCCCCGTCCATACCCAGTATACGGATCGTAAAAGCGCCTTGTCCGCCGTTCTTCCCGGCATCTTTTCCGCCTTCCATAAGGGTCGGCCGGTGAGACAGTAGCACTTCATTCAGCACTTTAAGGTCATGCGGGTCTTCAATCTCATCTACCAACAATTCCAGCTTATCTAAGATGGAGGACTGGATTGATGTATAACGGCGGGATATGCCTGCCTGGTTAATTGTTCCAAAAGCGCTTACTTGCTTTTTTAGGGTTGTAAGGGAATCCTCGTCTGGGTCGTCTTCGACTACCATAATATCGGGGGTGTTTTCGATGATGTTCTTCACCTCATACACCGATACTCCATGTGTCTCCGCCAACTCTTCCGGCGAAGAATGGGTCATCTCGTAATCCAGTTTTATGAGTTCCCTTTTATCCATAAGCTGCCCGTCTGCCCGTCTGTCCACTGTTTTTAGGTGTTCCATGTGGAACACGTTGTATTTTGTTTTTCTATTTTTCCATTTTATATCTTTATTATATCATATTACGATGGGTTTGTCAAGTCCTTTTTCTCCGGCAGCGGGTTGTTTTTTGACGTGGGCGGTTCAACCACCATAAATTGGGGGGGGCGTTCCATGTGGAACACCTTCTTTCTGTTTTGTTTACCCTCTTTCCGTTTTCAAAATTTTGTCGTGAATATATATGGGATTCGTGTAAGAGACTGAGTTTCGTGATTCCCGCACCCCCGTACACCCCCGTCCCTTGTCTATGCAAAATCCGTGCCTAAGTACCATGAAACTAAACGGGTACGGAAAAGCACTTACCCTACAATATTGGCACAGTACTTGCAATACTTTATTACGATACTTGCATTATGCAATATCCGTACCACACTAAAAGGACAAAAACTCATTACTCCAGCACTTGTATTACCGGCAGTAATGGCGCTTCAACTACCATAAATTTGCAGGGGTTCCCTGTGGAACACCCTAAGTTATTGAATTTATTAGTTTTTCTACTTGCTAAGGCTAAAAACCTAAAAATTTTTATCTTGTAAGTACCTGAAATTACTGAAAATACTTACTTTTTATTATTTTATGTAAAAATAAAGAAACTTTCAGGAAATCATGTACCACATTGTGGTGTTACAGAAAAAACCATATAAAAGTTTCATGGAATTTACATAAAATAATAAAAATTCACTTCTTCCAATGATTTCAAGCACTTAGAGCATAATTTTTTTTAGCTTTTTAGCCCCGCCACGACCGCTCAGAAACAACGAAAAATGTAATAAAATCAACAACTTATGGTGTTCCACATGGAACAGGGTAAAATAGCGTTTTTCGCAAGATTACGAAAAAAGGGCTTGACAAGGGTTGAAAAAACATAGTATAGAGTGTGATACAGGTTGTAGGCGGGACGCGGGACGCCCCCGCCATTATGGTAGCTGAAGCTGGATTAACAGCTCCAGCAATGTTAATCAGGAGCGTTGAGCGTTGGACGCTCCTATAAAAAAGGAGAGAAGA